TTTTCTTGACCTCTATTGTATTCTTGAGGATACTCTGTGGTTATTACTGTTTGAGGAGTATTTATGTTTTTATAAAAGTGCTTATGCTCTATTGTTCTAGTGTATTTAATTTCTTCGTCTGTATAATTTATTTGAGCTACAGGTTGTAACCATTCAGCTTGTTTGACTTCATGATCAAACCTTAATGATCTCCAGTCTAAATCACCATGAGTATAATTGAAAAATTCATCAATAGGTCCAGTATAAACTACAACTTTAGCCATACCGTCCCAATAATCTCGTTTGTTTAAATAATCTACGTCAAGTCTAATTTCTATTCCATCTAGCATATTCTCTATTAATTTAGAATAACCAGCTTTTGGAATTCCCGAATAGATGCATTTGTGGTAATCATCATTTCTATTTTTTCTGATTGGAATTCTGCTGATGATTAATGCAGGTAGATTTCTAGGTTCCTTACCCCACTGTTTTTTAGTATAACCGTAAATAAACTTGCGATATATTTCTTCACCAAGATTTTCTATGGCATATTCTTCTAGATTTTCAAAGCCAGCCTTTGGTTCTGTATTTAGTTTTCTCAAAAGATCCTGATCGACATCACCCCACAACTCTTCTAATGTATTGAGGTTGATTGGAAAAGAGTATAATGTTCCACCTTGAGAGCATTTGACCCTGTGCCTATAATCATTAAAGGGAGTGAAGTTGTTTACATAACCCCACAACATAGGAGAATTTGTATTGAAAATGTGAGGACCATACATATGAGTATGTATTCCTGCTATTTTTTCTGTATATACATTTCCTCCCATAGTTTTACGGCGATCAATAACAAGGCATTTTTTACCAGAGTTTGTCATCTCTCTAGCAAAAGTCGCCCCGGACAATCCAGTTCCAACTATTAGAAAGTCATACTTCATTTAATAGATGCCGTAAACTTATTTATTTCTCGAATCTTTTTAGTAATACCAAGTTTAATTAATTCATCTATGAATGCTTGACATGATTGATTGATATCTAAATTTGAATTATCAATTACTCCGTCAAATTCAGTATAATTATCCGCGTCAATTTCACTTTGGTGGCTACACTCATATAATGATCTCTTTAGGCGAATAACTTTTCCACCTCGTTCCTGAACGGCGTGGATCTCATTCATGAACCGACAGTCGCCAATAATGGCAATCTCTGGCTTATCTTCTTCAATTCTACGGAAGCAATTTTCCAACCAGATTGGCTCGTACATTTTACGCATTACGTCGGTGCCAAGGTACTGCATGAACTCACGGGCGGTCATTGGGCCTGCGGCGTGATACATTAATCCATCAGGTTCTCCATCTGGACATAGGCTATCCCAGACCTCTGAACATGTAATTACTCCCGGCATGTTTTCCCACAGCAGATGCTCCTGTAGTTGGTTCTTTTGTTCGTCAGTACCATATACACATTCGACTGGAACATTGAACAACATAACACACATCTCTTTTAGAGCATCCGCAAAGTTGTAAGCACGAATGAGTGGCCAGATGTTCTTCGCCGCATAGCGATAGAAATTATCATTCCTTTGTTGCAAATCTAGCACACCCATTTCCTCAAAGTCATTACCCTTCTCGTCTTGAAATGTACAGTTGACGACTAGGTTTCCTTCTGGAGATAGAAAAAACTTTTTTACCACATCATGACGTTGCATTTCATGACCGTGTAAATAATTAGAAAGACTGGTTTTTCCAGACTGCTTCTTACCAGACAATGCTACGATGATGGTCATACTTAACTTTCCTAAATTAAAGTTGTGGTTTTATAATATTATTAATTTCAGTTACGGTCATATCTCCAATATCATTGGTAGGAGTGTTGACTCTTTTTACATTAAATAAATATTTGAATCTTTCTTCAATGTCGTTAGCACACTTTTGACCAGCCTCATCAGCGTCGGTCATTATCACCACTTTTGAAACTCCAGATTTCTGTATTAAGTATTCTTGAGAGTCGCTAATCTTAGAACCAAAAATACCAACAACATTATTGATGCCAGCTTCATAAAGCCGTATAACATCTCCTTGTCCTTCCACCAATATTATAGCATCTGTCTCGCCCGTGTATTTCAACGCTTTTCCATAATTGAACAGAAAGTTGGATTTATTGAACCCCTTCTGGTTGATCCATTTTCTTACGTCTCCACAAACAGTTCTTCCAACACAGCCAATCATATATTCATCGTTTTCATCGTACACCGGGAAAACAACTCGATTATGCATTTGACTTCCGGGTCGAGTGCAAAGACCAACATCGAAATGATTCAACGCCTCTTCCGTAAAACCTCTTTTGATATAATAATTACAAGGAAATTCTAAATGAGTCCTAACCATCTGCCGTGTTATTCGGTTATCTTTAGATGATTTCTTCCTTGGGTTTTTAATCAACTTGTCTATAGGATCTACCGTAGATATAAGCACATCTCCGACATTTACTTTAACATCAGCACAAAAAGTTTCAGCAAATTTCAAAACTTCTGGGAATACAAAATCCCTATTGTGTTTATCCTCAAGCAACATCCATAAAAGAGATAAAATA